TGCGCTAAATTGGTGGAAAGGATTACGCCGGAAAACAAATTGTACACTGCTGGCCTAATAGTTGGACTGGGGCTCGCAGCTGTCATCGTACCCACTTTGCCGCTTAATTATCTGATTAAGTACGACGAAGAAACCTTTCATCGTCTGATGTTGACACCATACACCCACTATAGATATTCGCACCATTTGAATCGACCAATGGATGACACCCGGCCAGATGCGAATGCTAGAACAAAAATGAAACACCAGATGAATTTAATACAAGTACGATTGGACTTCAGGTTCCAACTACAAAAATCCGCCACAATGACCATATGTTCGGAAACTTTGACCCACATTCTCGCCCCAGGTGTAGTGGCCGGGAGTGGAGAAGATAAGAATTCGGTATTGGAAGCAGCTTGTAGGCGGTTGTCCTCCGTCAATCAGGATAGACGTCACATTATGACGGGGGATGACATTTCTAAGAACACGATCCATGTTGCCCGAGCAATATTGCTGTCTTCTGAACAGCGTAGAGCTTGGAAGACTAGGACCGTGGGTTTTTAAATGCGGCTAATCGTGTCATCCGGCGCACGGTTAGCTATGGATACAGAGTCGGGGAAGTCGATTTACCATCACCCGGTGATACAAAAACCATGGACTTCAATGTGGATTTAACACCCACAAAGAGGAACGTGGTCGCTGTCTCTCTGGGACCAATCTGGGATGGGGTAGCTCGCCCCAAAATTGACTTGAATGACCCAATCACGAAAGTGGCTGGGGCCATGAAACGAGTAGGACGCAAACCACCAACTCATAGTGCTAGTGAGAGAAAGCGGTTTGGAACATTCGTCGACAAGTGGCTGGAAGAAAATTTTACACCAATCAGCCCTAACGCCGACATATCTTATGACACTTGGATTGAGAACACCAACTACCCAAAATGGCGAAAAGAACAACTTAGACAAGAATACAACGAAAATAACGAACACTTCACCAGTAGGTGTGTTAAATCCGTCAAAGGTTTCATTAAAGATGAGACCTATGGGGAATATAAGCACGCTAGGTGGATTATGAGCCGCTCGGATGCTTTCAAGAACCATTATGGTCCTTGGATTAAACTCATAGAGCATGAGGTGTACAAACACCCCAGCTTTATCAAACATATCCCTGTTTTGGAGCGTGGCCGCTATATCACCGAATTACTGGGGATTGATGGACCGTATTATGAAACTGATTACACTGCCTACGAATCCCACTTCACAGGCGATGTTATGAAGTTATTGGAATTCAAGTTGTACAAGCACATGACGAAATTATTACCCGGTGCCCGGGAGTTCATGCAAATGAATTTCCAGGTAGTGGGGAGGCCCAACAAAATTTCCTCACACAATGTGCGATTTGAAGTAGAGGCCAGGATGAGTGGTGAAATGTCGACTTCAC